AATGGACTTACTGCAAGAGATGGTAGATGGTTAAGAGCTAAATATAACGAAATTCAACCAGATATTTTATTGATACATCAACCAGATGGTCCAGGGAGTGAGGAGGTTCCAATCCCGATTGGGATAGGGTTTTTTTACCCAAGCCTGTCCACCTAGAACAGCTTTATTCCGACAGATACATGAAATAGTTTTTCATGGTAACGGAGGATATGACTGGCATACAGTTTATAACATGCCGATTTGGCTAAGAAAGTTTACTTTCCAGACTATTCAGGAACATATGGATAAATTAGCTGAACAAGCTAAAAAAGCTAGCGGTCAAGCTTCTACAGAAGCACCAGTTAAAGGACCAAACGTTAAACCAGATTTTACTTCAAAGAGGAGCTCTAAATAAAAGAGCTCTTCCTATTTATATTATATAACTCTATATAATTATGGCAAGAGAAAGTAGTGGGTTTAGTAAGGGAGATTTAGATAATGCTCTAGGAGTAAGAGATGCAACTAAACAAATAGGGCAATTTCTTAAAGCTATTGGTGCTGATGCTAGTACCTTTTCTAGAGATTTTGCTGCAGTAAGTCGTGAAGCTGATAATTTTGCTACTTATCAAGCTAATGCTGTTAAGAGCACCAAAAATGTAAATAAATTATTAGAAAAAGCTAACAATTTAAGAGGTGTTGCTAATAAGCAACAAGCAGAAGCTAGTAGATATTTTACTCAAGCTACAAAACTTCAAAAAGCTGCTAATGATTTGCTCGCAAAAGGAACCGAAAAAGCAAAGCAGCAAGCAAAAGTTTTACAAGCTCAAGCAAAAGAGCAGGAAGATATAGCGAAAGCTTTAGACGCTCAGGTAGGAAACAGTACAGCTTTAGCTAATCAATTTGAAACTTTAGGAAAAACTTCTCAAGATTTATCAAGAAATGTTTATGGTACTGCCGCAGCTATATCTGATACTTTAGGGTTAAGTAATCATTTAACAACTTCATTTGAAGATGCAAATGAAATACAGCGTCAAAAACAAATTATTCAGGAGGATGAATTAGAACTCCAAGGAAAAATAAACGCAGCATTTGATGATTATTTAGAGATGTCTCATAAAGGAATAACAGATCAAAAAGAAATAAATAAATTAAGAAAGGAATTTGTAGAAGAAGGAAAAGGAATGACAGCTAAAAGATTAGGTCGTTTCGGGTTAGAAGGAATTACAGAAGGTACAGAAAAAGGAGTAGCTGCTGAAAGAATAAAATCAGCACAAAAGGGTATGTCTAACACTAAATCAGCACTTCCTTCTGAACTAGGTACTATGATGAAAGGTCTTGGTAAAGCAATAGGTGCATTAGCTAAAAGTTTAATAGTACTAAAAGGTATTGCTAAAATAGTAGAAACTGTAGAATACGCAGTGTTTGGCATTGACAAAGAAGTAGTAGATTTATCAAGAGCTTTTGGTCTAACTAAAGCCGAAGGTCGTGCATTAAGAGATTCTATAAATGAATCAGCTAATGCAGCTGGAATTCTAGGTTCTTCTGTTCAACATTTAGTTAAAATGCAATTAGCTTTTACAGAAGCTACAGGAATGTCAACTAAATTAAACACAGATCAGTTAAAAACTATGTCTTTAATGACACGTCAGTTAGGCCTATCTACTGACTCAGCAGTTCATTTAACTGAACAATTTAAAGCCTCAGGTGTTAGTTCAGAGGAAGGTCTTAGTTCAATGATTGAGACCTATAATAACATGAAGCTTACTGGGAAAGCTACCACTACTTTCAAAGAGTTGATGAAAGATATTACTGGCTCTGCTGAACTTCAAAGAATCGCTATGACCCAAGGAGCAGAAGCAGCCATGAGAACTGCACAAGCTCAAAGAAGAACAGGATTAAGTTTAGCCCAACAGCGTTCTATGGCAGAAGGTACTCTGGACTTCGAAAAGACTATGACCGAGCAGTTAGAACTTCAAATGTTAACTGGTAAAGATATAAACCTTCAAAAAGCTCAAGAATTAGCACTTCAAGGTAAAAATGGTCAAGCTGTTGCTGAAATGCAAAAACAGATGGGTAAACTGACTGCCAAACAGAGAGAGAACCCTCTTATTATGAATAAAATGCTTTCTATTCTAGGAATGAGTAGAGAAGAGTATTACGAAATGCTTAATACTCAAGCACAGCAAAGAAAAGAAACAAAAAGACAGTTAAACGAGCTTAAACTACTTGAGGCTACCACAAAAGAACTACAAAATTTAGATAAAAAGAGATTTACATCAGCTGAACAATTTACAAACACATTATCAGGAAACAGAAAAAAATTAGCTAAAGACGAATTAGATACATACCTTAATAGTAAAGAGTATCAAAGCGAGTTAGCTATAATGAAACTTAATGGTATAAAGGAAGAAGAAGCACAACAAACTCTTTTAAATAAAAAAATTGGAGAATTTGCTGAAAAACAAATTCATGATGCTAGAGTAGAGGCTGGATTATTAGATGCAAAATTATCTGATTATGAAACTACTGTTTCTGCTGCTGAAGCTTTTAATATGGCTTTAGAAAAAGTACAAGGTCAATTAGCTGGATTAATAAGAGATGGTGTTATAGATGATCTTACTGATATGCTAGTTAACTTTACTAAAAGAGTAGCACAGGTAGGACTAGGTAAAGCGTTATTAGGATATGGCGATACTGATGATGATCTTAAAGAAAAAGCTTCTAAAAGGGAATCTAATTTTGGTCAAAGTTTAGCTAGGTTTGACAAGACTAATAAGTCTAATTTAGATAAAAAGAATTTAGCAATTAATAATCTTAATTCTGGATCTTTAGATGAAAATACTCTTGTTCAGCTCCATAAAGCTCTAGGTCCAGAAGCTTTTAAAAAATATATTTTAAACAAAAAACGTACCGGTACAAGTACCAAAGGAGGCGAGCTAAATATATCAGAATTTGTAGAATCTGATGCATTTAAAAGTAAAATCAAAACAATGGATGATTTTATTTTAAGACCAGGCCAGGATCCTATTAGCTTTAACAAAGGAGATTTAGTAATGGGCGGTACCCAGCTTGGTATGGGTGGCGGTAAAGTAGAACAGCTACTTGAAGAACTATTAGCTGAAACAAAAGCAGGAAAAGTTATTAAAATGGATGCTGGAGCAGTAGGAAGAAGCTTACAACTCAATGCTAGTAAGATGAGTTATTAATTTAAAACTATTTATAAACAAAACTTAATATTATGTCAATTTTAAACAATCAAACATTTAATACAGTATTAGGATTAAGAGACACACAACCTTTATCTAAAGGAGGAAGAGATACAGCATCTCAAACTCATGCTAAAGGATCAGGAACTAATATATCTATTCCTGCAAAGTCATCAAAACTCGACCTTGACGGAGGAGTACCTAGTAAATATACTGATAATTTACCTAAATAATGCCTTTAATCAATAGCTTAAAAAGTACTACGTTAAAAAACTTAAAGTACTCTGGGTTAGGACCAGCTGTACAGAAGGATATTAATAATCCTCCTGTATATAACTCTTTTAGTAGAGAAGCTGAAGCTAGAGGAGACGATGTTCAAAGACTTACTCGTGCAATAGTCTTTGGTAGTCCTCAATTCGCTACTAATCTATTCCAACTTAATGCTATTGACCAGGGTAGAAGAACTAAACCCGCTCAGAGGATTGCAGATGATGTACCTAGAGGTGTTGCAAGCAATAACGTAGGTAAATTTTTTAATGCCTTAGCACAAGGTATAAGAGATATATCTAATATAATTAAAGACGAAACTGAACAGTTAGCTAGTGCTGCAGTTCAAACACCTACTATTCTTGCTACTACATTAGCTCAAGCAGCTGCAGAAGCAGGAACACACTTTGTATACGGCTTTGGAGTAAAAGGCAAATATATTCCAGGTACAGCGAACCCTCATGTTCTTGCTAAATTAAGAGGTAAAATACCAATTCCTGCTGATTTCGATAGAAATCGAAGTGAATTAAAAGAAGCATGGTCTTCATTAACTCCTAAACCTGGAGCAGATCATCCATTAGCTGATGGTAATTTACTACTTAATAACCAATTAAAAAATCCATCTAAGATTTCAGCTTACGATTTTGTAAAAAGTAAATCTAATGATACTATAGGAGATGGAGTAATAAAAGATTTTACTAAAGTAGAAGAAACACCTACAGGTAAAGCTCCTTTAAAAATAAGTAATGAAGTAAAGAAAGAAACTAGAATAGGATTATCTAAAAATAAAAGACTAGCAAAATATACTGATTCATATGTATCTTTCGATACTCAATTTAGTGATTTAAGAAACCTGTTAGAACCTACAACAGATCCAGCTACAGTAAAAGATCATATAAAATTTAAATTTAGTATAATTAACCCTGATGAAGACGATAATATAAATCTTTATTTTAGAGCATTTTTATCTAATTTTAGCGATAGCTATCAAGGATCTTGGAATAACACTAAATATTTAGGTAGAGCAGAAGATTTTTATACTTATCAAGGATTTAGTAGAACTATTAATTTAGGGTTTAAAGCAGCTGCTTTTAGTAGAAGAGAATTAGAACCCATATTTAAAAAATTAGTTATGCTTGCTTCTACTACTGCACCTACTTATTCTAATAATAACGGATTTATGAGAGGTACTTTAGTTACTACAACTGTTGGAGACTATATAGTAGATCAACCAGGATTTATAAGTTCAGTAGATTATTCTTGGCAAACTGATTATCCTTGGGAAGTAAAATTATCAGGTATTGAAGATTTTGGTGTACAGCAACTACCCCATGTATTAGACGTATCGTTATCGTTTACTCCTATTCATAGATTCTCAGTACAGACTGGACAGCTACACTATATAACTAATAAAGATGCTGGAGTAAACTTTTTAGATGGTGTTCCGATTAATGAACCAAAACCTGAGCCTTTTGATACTGATGCTGCTATGCTAAAATTAGGCGGAAAAGAAGCTGCTGCAGATTTTTCAAAATTTACTGGAGTACAGCAACCATCAGCACCGGATGATTTTTCTAGATTTTTAGGAAATTAATAAAATATGTTTAGACGATATAATAATATAAAAAAATTAGTTTCCGACGAAGGAAAAAATTACTATCTTAATCCTGTATATCCTGATATACCAGATAGTGAAGAGGATATATATGTCATAAGTACTGGCGGAGATAGATTTGATACTCTTGCATTACAATTTTATGGAGATTCCTCACTATGGTGGGTAATAGCTTCTGCAAATAACTCTGTAAGAGATAGCTTAGTAGTAAAACCAGGCGTGCAGTTAAAAATACCTTTAAGTAAAACAAGGGTTATAGACTTGTACAGAGCCGCAAATAACAATAGATAATGGCTGCACCTTTAATAGGAGCTCCTTTTAAACAAAAAGTACGTAGACAGTTACAAGTACGTAGTAAAAAAAGAGCTTCTCAAAATTTAACGGATAGAGATATAGCAGTACAGCATGGTAATACCGGCTGGGCAAGAATATCTTCAGGTGTAGTAATAGAAGGAGATCCGGAAAAAGCTAAAAATAATGTTCTTCAAGGAGGAGTATTATCTAAACTAAAACAAGGATTTAATCAGACAGGAAAAGATTCATCATATACTAAAGATGAAGCTTTGGGATTTAGACCTATACCTGGAATAGATAGTGTAGAAATAGCTACTCAAAATGCTCAAGGTACTATTCGTAAAACTGATGTTCAGTTTAAAGTTAATAGTTTAGAGCAACTTGAAACTTTTGAAAGATTATACTTAAGACCAGGATTTTCAGTTCTACTAGAGTACGGACACAGTTCTTATTATGATAATGATGAAAATATAATTACCGATATACCCACGGTAGATTTTTTTGGTACAACATCTTTTGAAGGTGTAGCAGAAAAAACAATAGAATTACAGGAAGCTTCAGGTTATAACTACGATGCAATTTTCGGTATTATAATGAACTTCCAGTATTCGTTTAACATGGATGGTGGGTACGACTGTACTTTTTACATTATAAGTAGAGGTTCTTTATTAGAGTCTATACTTGCTATATCTTCTGGTGATACAAAAAATACAACTAAAACAGATTCAAAATTAGGAGCAGCAGTAGACTTTGTAGCAGGAATAGCCGATAAAAAATCTGAAGAGGCAAAACAAAATACTAAATCAGTAGTTTTAGAAATATTAAATAGAATTTATACAAATACCGGTCAAAGAGATAGTCTACTAGAATCTTTACAAGAAGATTATAAATCAGTTAAGTTTGAAAAAGCAGATAATCCCTACTACTTACATGGTATAAGTACTGATAAGTCTAACAGTAGTAAAAAAGTTTATATTACTTTTAGTACACTTATGAAAATTCTAAATAATACTATAAATTTAATAGTAAATAAAAAAAGTGAATTAATAAAATTTGGATTTAACGATGAATATGCAATAAATAGTAATTTTTTAACTTACGATAATCATTTTTCATCCAACCCGAATATATGCTTACTAAAGAAACAGCCCGCAAATAAAAATTTATTTTTTGGAGCACTAGCAGGAGATAAATTTCCTCAACTATCAGGAAAAGGAGACCAAATATATACAGATATTCTTTTAGACGTTTCTTTTCTAAGCTCAACTTTAAGTGATTTAGCCAACAATAAGAAAAAAGATAAAACAGCAGTAGACTTTTTAAAAATAGTTTTTGAAAAAGTAGGAATAGCTTTAGGTGATATAAATATATTTGATTTTCACTATATTGATCTTCCTGAAGAAGGTAAACCCACACCCACTATATACATAGTTGACAGACGTATTACTCCTACTATTAAACAACTCCGGGGTAATGTATTACCTTGCTATGGAAAAGGAGGTTTACTCTCTAATATTAGTGTTACTTCTAAAATAAGTAATGATTTATCTACTATGATGGCTTTAGGAGCTCAAGCCAGTGGAACTAATTTAAGTTCTTACGGTGGATTGGTGTTGAGCTATAATAAAGGATTAGAAGATAAATTTAAAAAAGAAATAGTAGACGCAGTAAACGAAAAGAACGACGCAGATGATAGCTCAGATACTAAAGATTACAAGGATAAAGTAGATAGTATAATAGAAACAGTAAAGGCTTTTGTAAAAGGTAAAACTTTTAAAGATTCTGATGGTAAGAGTTTAGAAGAACCTCATAAATTTATAACCAATTCAGATATAGCTAAAGCTACAAACCCTATCAGAGGTACTTTACCTTTTGAATTGTCTTTTAGTATGCAAGGAATATCAGGATTGGTGATTGGCCAGGGATTTAAGTTGCAAGAAGGTATACTACCTAGCCATGTACAGAGAACTGCAGGATTTATTATTAAATCTATCAACCACTCTATACAAAGTAATACTTGGACAACCGATATATCAGCTTATATGACAATGACAGAACCTGATCCTAAGAAAAACATTAAAGTATTCGAGGAAACATCTCTTGAATCAGATACTCAAGAAGCTGTTGACAATGCTAATGAATAAAACATCGTAAAAATAATATATGTACTTACCTAAATCCATGCGAAAAAAATTACCGCCAGGTTTTAATCTAGATTTTGATCTTAACAAAATTATAGATAAACTTTTAAATAAGGTATTTGGTGTGGTGGATAAAACGTTGGGTATTGGAGGTGCTGGAAGTAAAAAATCTGGAGTACCTGGAGTTACGCTGAGCAATAAAGATGTAGAAGTATTTACCACTAGAAATCTTCAAGTATTTGCAATGGACAAAAGAGACCTTGAAAAAGGAAATTTTGATAATGCTGTATTCGTTTCTAATGAAGTACCAATAGAAGAAGATTCTGAACCAGTAATAGTAAGATTTAGACCTATACCACTTTTAGCTGATTATGAATTAGGTACTATAGATAGATATGTTTTATTCGATATAAGAAATAGTGAAATAATAGAGGTAAGTCAAGATGATTACGTTAAATTCAGAGCTCTTAGATACAAGAGATCTTTTGTTGTATCATGGTATATTTTCGGTAAAGCAGATGATTATCAAATTAATAAATACATATACCCAGGAGTAAGAAATAATAATATAGATGTATTAGCTCAAGCTGAATCAACTATACCAGGTATAACTGATTACTTTGAGGACAAAATAGAATATCTTTTAGAAAGTTTAGATGATTACTCAGGAGATCCAGAAATAGTAAATTTACCTGAACCTGAAGATCCTATTCCAGTTGAAAAAGCAGAAGAAATAGAAGATATCGGCTTTGGCCCGGATACACTAGAACTTCCTCAAATACCTAAAATAGATCTAGATTTTGCTGAAGATATAGCAGGAGACTTTACTGCAGCTGACGAACTATTAGGTAATGTTTCTTCATCTATTGAAGATATATTAAAAGAACAAGATCAAATAACTGCTGAGCAAGAAAGTTTATTTGCTGAACAAGAAAATAGAATAAGGAATATAGAAAAAAGTAATGAAGAACAAATGCGTAAAAATGCATTTAATGAAATACTAAATGATATGACTTCTCAAGAAGGTAAATGGGTTGAAGGTATTATTTCAATGAGCTCAGGTGCTAAACGTAGAAAGAAAAAGAGAAGATTGGATCAAGAAAGAGATGTAATAAAAGCTCAATCTTTATTTAGAAGTTTGTTCAATCACGGTAAATGGAAAAATGATAAAGGTGAACCTTACACATTTACACCTGAAGAAATGGTTGAATGGGGAAACGAATCTAAATTGAATCAGCGAATGAAACTTAGATTAACTTCTGCAGAGCTTTACACTCGGTGGACTAGAGATAATAAAACATACTACGATAAAACAGTACTTCGTAGACTTACTGCTGGAACTAAAAGCCTAAATGCAGAAATCCCTGATTCTACTATTAATTATAATAAAGTCCCAATAACAGCTTCAGAGCGTAGAGCTGCTCTTGCTTTATTGAGAGGTAGAGACAAAAGAAAAGCTGACTTAAGATCTATTATTCAAAAGATATGGAAAGAGCAGAAAGTAGTGTATAAGGACAAAACAGGAAAATATCCTAGCCAAGGTTTTTCAAAATTCAATGCTAAGATGTCTCCTATTAGAAATAAAGTTCAAGATAGATTTAATGAATATAAAAGATCAGTACTGTCTAACGAAACAGGTAGATACAGTAAAAGAGGATCTTCTGCTACCAGACAACAAAGAGCGCAAAGTAACGTAAATAATAGAAACCGTAGACGAAGAAGTATAAGTACTCCTTAAAAGTTTTTTATTCTAAATAATATTCTTATATTATTAAAAAGGTTATTTAAGTGTTTTATATAGTAGAAAAAGAAGACAAGCTACTTAGTTTAGAAAAGTTAGCAAGATTAGGACTTTATGTAGATATTATTTCTACTAATGATCTATACCACCCTAAATTAACTTCTACAGTTGCAGTTTATATTAGATTAATAGGTTCTGAACATGGCCATATAATTCCAATCGAACACGACGAAGGGTTAAACGTATCAAAAGATCGTGTCTACTCTATTCTTAAAAAAGCTAGTAAACTATATACCCTTAACAAAAAAGAGCTTCTATATCACTTTAATTTACAGGATGCAATAGATTTATCACTACTGTACTCGATGACAAAATATGATCGATTAGAGTATAGCTCAGAAAATAACACATTAAATTACTTTTATAACAAATATAGAGATTTTGCTTTTATCAACCAATTAATACCTCTATCTAAACTTTATGAATCTTCTGATAAGATTTATAATCAAGTTAAAAAAGTTATAGAGTATAATATTCCATCAGGTTTTGAATTCTACAATAAAACTGCTTCTAATGTTTTCTTTTTATTAGAGCATTCAGGTTTAGGCGTCTACTACGAAAATTACGTTGAAATGTTTAAACCAAAAAATCCGATATACAATACTATAAATAATTCAGTACTAACTTCATACAATTTATACAATGCTACCTCTAGACCAACTAATGCTTTTAACAGCGTTAATTTCGCTGCTATTCCTAAGTCTCAGGAACATAGAAAATGTTTCAGACCTCAAAACGACATCTTTGTTGAGTTTGATTTTGATGGTTATCACCTGCGTTTACTTTGTGATCAGATTGATTATCCGTTAACTAGTGAATCTGCACATAAACAATTAGCAAAACAGTACTTTAATAAAGAAGAAATCACAGAAGATGAATATGATAAAGCAAAACAAATTAACTTTCATGCAATTTATGGAAAGATACCCGAAAAATGGGCTCACCTTGAGGTGTTCACAAAAATTAAGGCTTTTATCGATAAATTATGGAAAGAATTCGAAGAAAACGGAAGAGTTATGGCGCCTATTAGTAAAAAAAGCTTTAGCAAAGAACTAAAGGACATGAATCCTCAAAAATTAATGAATTATATCATGCAATCGTTAGAGACTTCGAGAAATATTCTTATATTAAAAGAAGTACTACGGTATTTACAGAACAAAAAGACTAATGTCGTTTTATACACATATGATGCTTTACTATTCGACTTTAGTAAAGAAGACGGTAAAGAAACATTAGAAGAAATAAAGGAGATCCTGGAGGAAACTAATAAATACCCAGTTAAATTTAAATACTCAAAAGATCTTTGTTTATAAACATGAAAGATATTTATATATGATACAAGATGCTATCGAAATAGGGTTTGATTACGATATCGAACCCATTTATTTAAATGAAGATATGAGCAACAAACTTTTTTGTACCTTTGCTACTCAAGACACTTTAGACGAAGTTCTCGGGCAGATCAAAGAGAGGTATAAGATCATATATAACAAAATCTTTATCCTGTACTCAAAAAGTCAAGATGAATATATATGTACTTATAATGTAGATTTTGGTAATGTAGGTTCGTTTTTGGAGAATACTATTTTAGTGCACCGAAAAAAAGAATCTAATACCCTTTATACTATTAATGCACTTAATACACTTATTAAAGAATTAAATGGAGGTGTACTAGATACATCTTATAGAATAAACTGGCCTGATTATAAAAACTGCGTACTATTGACGAAAGGTCCAGAATTAAAGAGAGTCAATACTAAACTTTATAAGATTATAGAGTTGGAGAATTAAAATATTCTTCTTATATTACAATAAACGTTATAAATAAATTAGTTATATGGATTTAAATGCTATACGCGCAAAGCTGGATACGTTAAATAATAACGGCCAGCAAAGAGAGAAAACAGATTACTCCAAGATTTTTTGGAAACCGGAATTAGGTAAACAAACGATTCGCATCGTACCGTCTGCCTATGATCCTGCATTTCCGTTTAAGGAATTAAAGTTCCACTACGGTGTAGGAAAGTATCCGATGGTTGCTTTATCAAACTTTGGTAAGCAAGACCCGATCGAAGAGTTCGTAAAAGAACTTAGAAAGACAAACGATAAAGATAACTGGTCATTATCAGGTAAACTTAACCCTAAAACTAGAATCTTTGCTCCTGTTGTAGTAAGAGGAGAAGAAGATAAAGGTGTAAGACTATGGGGATTCGGTATTACTATCTATAAAGCATTACTTGCTTTAGCAGAAGATGAAGATATCGGAGACTTTACAGACGTTATTAACGGATGGGATATGGTAGTAGAACAAGTACAAGGTAACCCTTACCCTGAAACTACTGTTCGTATCAAACCTAAACAAACCGCTTTATCTGATAATAATGATCAGGTAGACTTATGGTTAAAGTCACAACCTAATCCTACTGAAGTACATACTGAATACGATTACGACTTTATTAAAAAACAACTACAGAGTTACCTAAACCCTGGAGCTGAAGAGACTTCTACTCCTGCAGCAGGTGCTGAAACTAAGCCAGAAAGCACAAGTCCTCAAAAAACAGACTTTACTTTGGAAACAGCTACGGCTGGCAACCAAGACACAGTTAGTAAATTTGATGACTTATTTAATGAATAATGGCAAAGAAAAAAGAAGTACAACAAAAAGCGACCGCTGCTGTACGCAAGTCGTTTAATTTAGGTAATTTTAAGAAGAAGAAAGGTTTTGCTAATGCTTCTGTAAAGTTTAAGGAGCAAGGGTGGATACCACTCTCTAAAGCTTTCCAAGATATTACTTCCTTACCTGGTATCCCCACCGGGCATATCACTCTCTTGCGTGGACATAGTGATACGGGCAAAACTACTGCCCTGATAGAAGCTGCGGTGAATGCTCAAAAACAGGGCATTCTCCCAGTCTTTATTGTTACTGAGATGAAATGGTCTTGGGAGCATGCTAAAGAGATGGGATTAGAGTTTGAAGAAGTAACTGATGCTAATGGTACAGTTGTTGACTACGAAGGTCATTTTTTATATGCAGACAGAGGTCAACTCAATACTATAGAAGAGGTAGCAGTTTATATTGCTGACTTAATGGATGAGCAAGCTAAAGGTAACTTACCTTATGATATGTGTTTCTTCTGGGATAGTATCGGTTCAGTACCTTGTGATCTTTCAGTACGTTCTAATAAGAACAACAACGAATGGAATGCAGGTGCTATGTCTACTCAGTTTGGTAATAACCTTAATCAGAAGATTCTATTATCTAGAAAAGAAAACTCTCCATATACTAATACGTTAGTAGCTATTAATAAAGTATGGACTATGAAACCAGAATCACCTATGGGCCAACCTAAGCTTCAGAATAAAGGTGGTATGTCTATGTGGTACGATGCTACTTTAGTAGTTACTTTTGGTAACATAACTAATCCAGGTACGTCTAAGATTAAAGCTATCAAAGCTGGTATGCAGGTAGAGTTTGCTAAACGTACTAACGTTCAAGTAGAAAAGAATCATATCGGCGGAGTACAGTCAAGAGGTAGAATAGTAATGACACCTCATGGTTTTATAGCTGATGATAAGAGAGATATAGATAAATATAAAGATGCTCATAAGGATCACTGGTTAAAGTTAGTAGGATCAGTAGATTTTGACTTAATCGAAGAAGGAGATTTAGAGGAAACACCTATTACTCCTAATATACTTGATTAATGTCTTATAACGATATACTAAAGAACTTAAAGCAGACCCCTCCCAGAGCATTAAACGATCATATTTTAATCGTTGATGCGATGAATACCTTAATAAGGTCTTTTTCGCTGCTCAAAGCAATGAATCCATCAGGTGCCCATATAGGCGGCCTGGTGGGTTTTATGCGATCATTAGGATATGTTACCCGTATATTTGATCCTACTAGGGTACTTGTCGTTTGGGACGGTAAAGGAGGTTCAGCTAATAGAAAGAATATTGATCCTAATTATAAAGCACAACGTGCTACTAGTAGAATTACTCACTGGGGTTTATACGATACAAAAGAGGAAGAGACAGAAGCACTTATAGGACAATTATATAGAACTCAAGACTATTTAGAATGTCTTCCTGTTCATCAATTAGTGATGGATAAATTAGAAGCTGATGATATAATGGCATGGATTGCTAAAAAAGCATCTTACTCTAATGTTAAAAAATGTACTATAGTTTCGTCAGATAAGGACTTCTTACAATTAGTTGATAATACAGTAGAGGTATATGCACCAGTAAAAAAGAAAACATTTACAAAGGATAATATATTCGAAGAACTTAAGGTATTACCAGAGAATTACAACGTAGTAAAAGCATTATTAGGTGATAATTCAGACAATTTACAAGGAGTAAAAGGATTAGGGATAAAGACTATAGTATCTGAATTTCCTAAGTTACTTACTGAAAAAACTAATTTAGATTACATATTTAAAGTTGCTGAAGAAAAACTAGAAGGTAAAAAGATTTTTGCTAAAATTATACACAATTGGAATAAAGTAGAAACTAACTTTGAATTAATGGACTTACATATTACTTCCCTAGACGAAAAAGAAAAGGAATATGTTAATACCGTTTTAAAAAGTGAAGTACCTGATCTCCAAGCAGGAGCATTTCTAAGGCTACTTGATCAAGATAAAATAGAAGGTATTACTAAAAATACTGAAGGTTGGTTAGAAAATTTTAGAGGATTAACAACAGTAAAATGAGTCATAAACAACTTTTTATAGGAATAGCTTTATTTTTATTAGCACAGTCATTAGCATGGTTTCAAACTAATGGTCAGTTTATTAGTACCTGGGTAAAGGATCATCCAATATTGGTATCTGGATTGATGGGAATACCGGTTGGTGCATCATATATTTACGGTACTACTTTTATAGTTGATTACTTTAATGGTGAATTATGGCCTGCTAGAATAGTAGCTTTTGCAACTGGGATATTTAGTTTTTATATTTTAACTTTAATTTTTATGAAAGAAGGAATAAATGTAAAAACCGGTACTATTTTAATTTTAGCATCAATGATAATAATTTTACAAGTTTTTTGGAAATATGATTAAAGGAGTTATAGCAGGTAATTTTGACGTACTACATCCAGGTTATATAAAGATGTTTGCTGAGATGCAAAAACACTGTGTAGTGCTGGTAGTTTTACTACATACTGATCCGTCAATTGAAAGACCAAATAAACTTAAACCAGTACTTTCTCCAGATGATAGGAAAGACATACTGATGGCTTTAAAAGACGTTGACGATGTTATAAGGTACACTTATGAAGAGCAGCTATACGATTTACTTAAGATGGGTGAATTCGACATTAGATTTTTAGGAGATGATTACATAGATAAACCATTTACTGGTGATGATTTAAGAATACCTATTCATTATCTTAACAGAGACCACGGTTGGAGCACTACTAAATTTAAAAAACTTATATCCGAAAGCTATGAAAAAAGCAATAATAGTTAGCGGATATTTTAACCCAATACACGAAGGGCACATAGACTTATTTGAAATATCAAAACAGTTATGTGACATGTTAATAGTTATAGTTAACTCAGACTTACAGAGATACTTAAAAGGTAGTAAAGAGTTTCAGTTAGAAAATGAAAGGTTACGGATAGTTAATGCTATTAAATATGTAGACTGGGCGATGGTTTCTATAGATACTGATAAAACTCAAAATAATAGTATAAAAGAGGTATATGAAATATATAAAGATACTCATAAATTAGCATTCGCAAATGGAGGAGATCAAAATAATGATACTATTCCAGAAGTTAATATTTGCAGAGAATTAGGAATTGAATTAATACAGGGATTAGGAAATAAAATACAATCTAGCAGTTGGTTGTTAGACAAAGAATAATTATATTATAACAAAGGTTTTATATGACATTAAAGAGTTTACAACAGTACGGAAAAGGATTTCAACTAAAAGTTTTAGGATCACTACTCACAGACAAAAGTTTCTTACTTAACGTTAGAGATGTACTACATGATCATTACTTCGATGCTGATTCACATAAATGGATTATAAATCAAATAAAAGAATATTTTGATAAGTACCATACTAACATTACTATGGATGTTCTTAAAGTAGAACTTCAGAAGTTAGAAAACGAGGTGCTTCAAGTAGCGCTTAAAGAAGAGTTAAGAAATTCATACGAAGCTACTCAAGATGATTTAGAATACGTACAAGAAGAGTTTCAAACCTTCTGTAAGAATCAAGAAATGAAAAACGCTATACTTAATTCAGCTGATTTACTTAAAGAAGGAGACTTCGATGGTATTAGAGACCAAGTAGAGAAAGCTATGAAAGCAGGTATGGATAAAAATATTGGACATGAATATAATAAAGATGTTGAAACTAGGTATCGAACTGATTACCGTCCTACTATTCCTTCTCCTTGGCCTATTTTTAACGATGGTATTCAAGGCGGGTTTGGGCCTGGTGATTTGGGTATTGTTTTCGGTAATCCTGGTGGTGGTAAGTCATGGTGTATGGTTGCTATTGCTGCTCATGCTGTTAGTCTTGGGTATAAAGTTAATTACTATACGCTCGAGCTCGGAGAGGACTATGTGGGTAAAAGATTTGACTGCTACTTTACAGGGTACTCTATTGATGAAGTTAATAAACACCGTAAGGAAGTCCAAACCTATGTAGATAGTCTTAAAGGTAAACTTATAGTAAAAGAATACCCACCAAAAGGAGCTACAGTCAATACTATTAAATCTCATATACAAAAATGTATGGATATGGATCATAAACCTGATCTTGTTATTATTGACTATGTAGATTACTTAAGAGCTCCTTCAAGAGGAAAGTCTTTTGAACGTAAGGATGAAATCGATGATGTATTTATAGCTACTAAAGGATTAGCTAAAGACTTAAAAATACCCGTACTAACACCTTCTCAGGTAAATAGAATGGGTGCTAAAGATAGCGTAATAGAAGGTGATAAAGCAGCTGGTAGTTACGATAAAATGATGGTAGCAGATATATGTATTTCTCTATCAAGACAAAAAGAAGATAAAGTTTTAGGTACAGGACGTGTTCACGTAATGAAAAATAGATATGGTCAAGACGGTATGACTTACAATGTTAAAATGGATACTAATAATGGACACATTACTTTCGAAGGTAAGGCTGAAGCTGCAGATTTACTAGAAGAATCGACTAAACCTAAATTTAATTTGTCACGTGAAACAGTAGCAAAACTTTTATGATATTTTTCGGCAGATTGTTGAATATATATCATATTTATAATCATGCCCGAAGGATTTGTCCAACGGGTGTTTTTGTCTAAAATATTAAAATATATAATTATATAATATGAGTTTATTAGAAGAAAGAGTTGTGTATAAACCCTTCGAGTACCCCAAAGCATACGATTACTGGTTAAAACAACAACAAGCTCATTGGTTACATACTGAAGTACCAATGGCACAAGATGTTACTGACTGGAAATCAAATATGAAGGACCATGAAAAAAATGTAGTAGGACAAATTTTAAAAGGATTTGCTCAAACTGAAACTATAGTAAATGACTATTGGTCAACTTTAGTTACTAAATGGTTCAGAAAGCCGGAAGTTATAATGATGGGTACCACACTTGGTTCTTCTGAAACTATTCATGCTGAAGCATATTCATTATTAAACGAGCAACTAGGATTAGACGATTTTAGTGAATTTATGGAAGATGAAGCTACTATGGCTAAAATAGAAGCGTTAATGAACGTTAGAGATAATCACGACGGTACTCCTAACTGGCATGAAAGAGCTAAATCATTAGCTATATTTTCAGCATTTACTGAAGGAGTAAATTTATTCAGTTCCTTTGCAGTTTTATTATCTTATAAAATGAGAAACTTACTGAAAGGAGTAGGTCAAATTGTAGAATGGTCAGTTAGAGATGAATCTTTACATTCTGAAGCAGGTTGTTGGTTATTTAGAACTCTTATGAAAGAACATCCTGAATTTAAAACTGATAAGTTAGTAAAAGAAATAGAAGATGCAGCTCATTTAGCTTTACAATTAGAATTTAATTTTATTGATAAAGTATTTGAAATGGGGGATCTGGATAATTTAACTAAAGACGAATTAAAGAACTTTATTCGTCATAGAGTTAATACAAAAATGGCAGACTTAGGATTAAGTCCTATTATACCTGCTGAAGAAATCGATAAAGGAGCATTAAAAACTATGAAATGGTTTGATGCAGTAATCGCTGGAAAACAACAAACAGATTTCTTTGCAAGTAGAGTTACAAACTACAGCAAAGGTCACATAGATTGGTCAAACGCATTTTAATATAAAGGTTATGTCACATATAGTAGATACCAGTAATTGGGAAGCCGGTAAGGATTACCCAGAATGGATGAATGAAGTTTCGATTGCAACTATCTCAAAAGGATATTTA